ATCCTTACAAGATTCCCTACGCCAGGATATCAGTATTATCCTATTCCTTTCTATGTCGCAACGTTCAAAGACTCATGGTATGACATTTACGAGCTGATTGGCAAGGGCAAGCGTGCGAAGATTCGCAACTCTGCTCCTCCGCGTTTCCAGGTCGAGGTACACAAGGACTACTGGAGGCAGATCTGTGAAGAAGACGGTATTACTGATCCTGACAAAATTAAGGCTCGCATCAAGCAGGAAAAGCAGAATATCAATGACTTCATTGGTGGTAATGAGAACATAGGGAAAACGTGGATATCCGGCCTCTATATTGACCCCGCAACTGGCAAGGAGGTGCACATGGTGCATATTGTCGATGTTGAACAAGGACGCAAGGAGGGTGGCGACTGGGCCGATGATGTGCAGGAAGCAAGTAACTCGCTTTGTTACGGCGACAACGTTCATCCTAACCTCGTAGGCGCTACGCCGGGCAAGTCGGCGATGAACAACAGCGGTAGTGATAAGCGCGAGCTTTTCTTGTTGAAACAGGCTGCGGAGACGGCCTTTCATGATGTGCTGCTTGAACCTTTCCGCGTTATGCTGTATTACAACAATTGGCAAGAGAAATACGATGTTGATGTGCCGTTTATCGTGCTGACAACGCTTGATGAGAATAAAGAAAAGAAAGAAGTGAAACCTAACCCCGACGCAAATGGAAACAACAGTAACGAGGATTGAAATTACTCGTAAAACATTAGAGGCTGCCGTTGTGGTAGCTACGAGCAAAAATGGCGATGTTTTTGATATGCTCGCAACTGCCATTTCTGATACTTATTCTAACTTTTCAGCTTATGTTTTGAATGAGGTGGGACGGCAAGCAGTAGAAGAGGGTACAGATCATGAGCTGCTTGCACTCGTGAAATCTTACGTGTGTCGACGCGCTTTCTATGACAATGCACGTCAACTCGACCTCGTGATGACAGCATCAGGCTTCGGTGTCGTATCGGCTTCGGATCTTGCACCTGCTTCAAAGGTGCGCGTCGATGCGATGTTAGCGAACGTAGAGCGGTTATATTTAACTGACTTTTCACTCATCCTCCCTCGTTTGTTCAAATTACAAGGGTGGTTTGAGGCTTCACACATGAAGCTTTCGCTTATCAATACTTATTTTGATTATTGTAACATCTGTGGCTATAATCACTCTACGATTGAAGACTTCAAAGCTGCACAACCCTTACTTGCAGAGGGTGAGCAGTTATTGAGAGCTAAGATTGGTGACGCGCAATTTGATGCGTTCGTCAAGGCTGTGGCCACCAACTCGGCAACGGATGCTGTCAAGCGTGCTATTGATAAAGCGCGCTTTTGGTTAGTGTTGCATTTGAGGGGTGATAAAACGGCGGAACGCTTTGCGTATAATCAACTCTCTTCGATAATGGAGGACAATATCGATGAGTTCAGTGAGTATAAGAATAGTAAGGAATATAAGGCGAATCATTATGAGAATTACAAGAACACTAAGGAGTCCGGGGTGTACTTTTTCTAAAGAAAAGGGGCTAATACTGCATGCGCCTCGATCATGGCGTGAACTATCACAAGACCAGCTGCGTTATGTGTTCGGCCTGCTCGGTACGTTCAGTGACCTTACGCAAATTAAAACTTTTATGTTTATGCGCTTTTGTGGTATTCACGTACAGAAGTGGACTTCAAAAGGTGTGTTCTGCTTTATGCGCTGTCGATTTGGACGTAGGAAATTCTTTACTATTTCAGCTAATCAAGTTCAGAGTCTTATTCATCAGTTTGACTTCATCGACAGCTTCGATAACATGGGCGTGCGGTTGGATAGCGTCTGTGGCTATCGGGCTGTCGATGTGAACTTGCACGGCATATCTTTTATTGACTATCTTTCTGCTGAGACGGCATTTCAGGTGTATCTTTCCTCTAAAAAAATGGAGAATATTGATACACTTGCTCGCATCCTCTATCGCAAGCGTAATGGGGATGCCCCTAAGCGCCTGAAGCTTGATATCGCGGAACGCACAGGTGTGTTTGCGTGGTACTGCTATGTCAAGGCTGAATTTGCAAGACAATTCCCTTCTTTCTTTCGTCCTGCAGGCGGTGAGCCTACAAAGTGGGATTTGCTTAAAATGGCAAATGTTCAGTTGAGGGCGCTCACGCAGGGCGACGTGACTAAAGAGGAAATGATTAAGAACATGGATTGCTGGCGTGCGCTCACTGAACTAAATGAGAAAGCGCGCGAGGCAGCCGAATTTGAGACGAAATATGGAAAATAATTTTAATCCGATTGATTATTTCACGTCACTTGCTGAGAAGAATAGGCTTTGTCGTGATCATGACTTCAAAGTGCTTGCTTGTTCGGGGCCTGAATCTATCGAGGGGCTGATTGGTGAATTTCGTAAAACAGCGAATTTCGTTCTTGTTGATGACACAACAGATAACAACGTGCACAGCAATAAATCGGGGTTCTTCACAAAATCTGTCTACACGGTGTGGGTACTCGCTGGTTACAAAATGGGGGACGCAGAGAGTAGGAAAGAGTCGCTCGAGCTTTGCAGAACTATTTTTAAGCAGTTTCTTGCGAAGACGCTTGCGGACAAATTTTCGGGCGCGTATCGTGGGGAAATGGCTTACTTGGGCATTGAACGTATCTATTACAAAGAGTTGGGGCGTTATAGCTTCAATGGTACGACAGGCCTTTATTTTATGATAGATAATGACCTGCCTACTAACCTCGTGTATCAGGCTAAAGACTGGGAGGAATAAACATGGATAGGAGTCAGCATATTTCGGGAATGCTTACCAGCTTCTCTACGATGAATACGCGCAATGTGAATGATTTACGTAGATATGAGGAGGGGTGGGCTAAGGAAATGCTGACGTTTTGGCGTGAGCGTATGGATAAGCTTGCAGTCAAAGACTCGGGCTATCTTTACAATAGTATGTCGGCTATCATTGGGGTAGGTGCTGTTACAACAATTGAGCACAAGTTTGCGCTCTACGGCATCTATGTTGCTGCAGGTGTTGGCCGTGAGTTTGGAGAGAAGTTCCGAGAGGCGAACGGCACACTCCCTTTCCTGCTGCCTGGCGGTGAAGAGTATCGCGAGGAACATGGGCTAAATAAACAGAAGCGTGTTGGCCCTGCCTGGGGTGGTCGCATGGCTGGTGGCCACCCTCGCGTTAAGCGCGATTGGTTCGCTAAGAAATACTATTCTTCTGTAATGCGGTTGAACGAATTTGAAGCGTCGTTCTACGGCGAGGCTTACAATGGCCTTCTATCGACCGGACTACAAGAAATTTTTGCAGGTGTGGGCATCGGTAGAAATTTATAGCGTATTTTTATTCTCATCACATTTCTTTAATTTTGTTTTCGTTAGACTTTTTTATTTCGTTTTAGTGTATTTATGAGTGATTTGACAGCAACGATAAAGGGCATTACTAAGCAACTCGAGGCGATACGTGACGAGCGTATGCCTTATGCTAACACGGCAACGCGTATTGGTGAAGCAATGTTATCGTTGCTGTCGTTGTATCAGAATACCCCTTACATGAAAAAAGAGGGTGAACGGCAACTTATAATTGGTGACATTTACCTATCCTGGGATAAGGAGAATAATGCTGTAAAGGTTTCTAAAGCAGACGGAAGCGCAGCTAACTTTTATGCTGAAGGGGGTATTTCTGCATTCGGTGCTGGCTCTATGCAAGGTAGCGGAGAGAGTGGCATGTCGTATGAGCGCCTGGACAATTGGGCTGATTATTCTGTCGATAAGGCGACTGCTGTTCTTTCGGCATTTTTGGGCAATGATCTGAATGAGCGATTAAAGAAAGTAGAGGGTGGTGCCTTGACTTCGGTAGACTGGTCGATTATTCAGAACAAACCTACTTCAATGCCTGCCAGCGATGTGCCTGCATGGGCCAAGGCTGCAACGAAACCCTCATATGCCTGGAGCGAAATCACAGGCAAACCGAATGAGTTCAATCCTGCAGCACATTCGCACTCTTTTGCATCTCTGTTGAATAAGCCTACAACTCTGCAGGGGTACGGCATTACAGATGCTGCAAGTATATCACACACGCACACTTTCTCGCAGTTACAAGATAAACCTACTACGGTTGACGGCTATGGCATCGTCAACACGATAAAAACATTTAGAGGTGTTGATTTCGTGCCTGATAAGGCAGGTTACTATGCTGCAATGTCTACAAAGTGCGGAATTGGCGACGATTGGCGACATGTAATTTCAATGGACTGGTCTAATAGTGATAATGTAAATTGGATTAGTCAACTCGCACTTCCTACACATCGAAACGAAAGTGTATATTATCGCAAAAATGAAGAAGGCGGAAAGTTAATCAAAGACGCGAAATGGATAAAAATTTGGGATGAGAAGAATCTGACGAAACTCTCACAATTAACAGATGATATTGTATCAGGCAAGTATCTACCTCTTGATAGTAATGCTGTATCAGCAACGAAATTAAAGGATAGCCGGCTGATTTGGGGGCAGAATTTCGATGGAACTGGAAATGTTGATGGAATGCTTACTGTCAAGCATAATGGCTATTCTGGTGTTAAGCTGATATCAACAAGCGATGAGAGTTCATACAGGTGTCAGTGTACTGGCGGAAATGAGTGGGTGTTCGGTAGCTATCCGACGAGATTCTTTTTGTGGAATAATGTAGCGAAGCATGTTTTCAGCATCTTGAACAACGGCAATGTTGTTATCGGAGATACTGAAAAAGATTCGCCTTACAAACTGAATATAAAAGGTACTGCACGAGTTGCCGATAGGATCCTGCTTGCAGGTACAGAGAATTGTGATATTAAGACAATAACAAATAATAATAGTGCTATAAAGAATACTGTTGTTACAACTGCTGCAATTCGACACGCACTCGATTTCTCGTGGTATGGCACGCACTATCAGATAGGTAATATTCGCGGAGGAAGTACCGACAGCCTCGGCTTCGGTATTACAAAAGATAGTAGTACCCTCATTGCTCGCTTCCACGAAAGTGGCAGCGAAGTCTTTGGCAATCTCACCATTGACGGATATTTAAGTCTTGCGAATAATATAGGACTTAATTTAAGAGATAAAGAGGGACATAATCAACGTGCGCTGTTTATTTCTAATTCTAATGTTGTTTATTTCGGTTGCAACGACCGACCACTTTACACGCTTTATGTGGGTAGTGAGTTGCATTTTAACGTGTATAACAATGGTTGGCAGGACGCACTTGTTATCACTCCTGACAGAAATGCAACTTTCTCAGGAAACGTGCTGGCGCAGGGTGGCGTAACAGCTTACACAACATCAGACAGGCGTTTGAAAACGAATATCAAGCAGGTTGATAGTATGCGGATAATTCGCTCGCTCGGTGGTACGTGGCAGTTCGATTACAAAGATAGCGGTGAGCACGGCATAGGATTCATTGCGCAGAGCGTGAAAGATAGTGCATTGAAGAGCATAGTTTACACGAACGCTGACGGCTATTTGAAGCTTAACTACCTTGACACGCGACTTATTGCGCTCGCGCTTGGGGCAGCTGTACAAGTTGATGATAAAGTTGAGCGGTTAAAAAAACGGGTAAGAGAACTTGAAAACGAAGTCGAACTTTTAAAACATAATTAGCATGAAGAGATTAATAAAGTGGTTAGCCGAGGTGTTTGGTGTGTGCACGGTAAAGACGATAGTCAAGACTGTGACAGTAGAAAAAGAAGTATTAAGGCACTTTATCCCCAAAAACGGCGTAGTAGATGGTGATTTAATTGTCAATGGTGATCTTCTCGTTAAGGGTTCTCTTAATGCGACAGGTGGTGTTACCTGTTATAAAGAGAAAGGAGGCATAGTATGAGCATTGTAAACGGCATCATCCAAGCACCTGTCACAATTACAGATGTGAAGACTGCGCTCGGCGAAACAAGCAATGACCTTGCAACGTTATGCAGGAGTGATAAAATAAATATGTGGGCTAAATACAAGCCTGTGGAACTGAACAAGACCTTTACCTCAGACGAATTCGATTTTGAAAATAGAAAATGGCGTGACAATGCAACGTGGTATAGAGGAGCAGACTTTGAGGGTGTTGGAATATGTGGTATAAAAATAGCACACAGCAGCACTTTACAAAGCTTGACAGAATTATACGACAAAGGACAAAGTAACTGGTCGCGTGTAAAAGTAGGCTCTACTTTTGCATGCCCTTACCGGCTTTCTGATTTCATAGGCTACAAGCATGCTGCAACTGCGCCTTTCAAAAGGCCTTTCGTAACAAGTAAGACAAATGAAAATGGCAGCGTATTCGCAACGATGATGATAAAAAATCTTGATACGGAAAACGAACTGACGATGCAGGAGTTCGGTAAATTATCAGAGGCTTATCTCGGGCTTGCGTTAAAAGATGCTGCAGGTAGATTAGTTTATTTCATGACAACCGATAAACCACTTAAAAATGGCGGTGTTAATGTTGAAATGCAGGGTATTGCTTTTGCTCCTGGAGACTATAAGGCTTATCTTTTTCTTTGTTCTGCTGTACTTACACTGAACAAACCTCCTATGCAAGCTACATACTACACAATACCTGATTTCAAGCCTTCTGTAGTGAATATTACCTCTGAAGCACAGCACATAAATGACTACTTCACTATCAAAGCGTATGAGGATATTAGAGGACATATTATCGTAGATGTAGAAATAAGAGATAACTATGTGCGGAGATCTAACAATGAGAATTTCTATATCATTTTAAGATTTGCATCAAGCGAAACAGGCTCTCCTATCAAAATAGGAGAACAGGCATTTACCTTTACAGATGTCGAGGCTGGCACGAAGTATACTCACATGTTTGATAAACGTGCTTCTGAAGAACGATACAAAATAGAATATACTTTTATGAGTGTAACGCAAGAAACCTATATCAAAGAATTAAACCTTTTTACAAATCAATAATATTAAATTAACTATGGACGTAAAAGTAAAAGCTATTGCCGGCTTCAAGGCAAGTGTTGAAGCAGTAGGCGCAAGCACAACTATTAAGGCGGTCGTTTCTGTTGAAAGCGATAAGTATGCAAATATCGAAAATGGCAGCGTTTGCAGTAACGAGGATACAAACAAACAACTCGCAACTTTCGCACACTTCGGAGGTATCAACATCAGTTATCTTACAACAGATGAAGACGAAATTATTGCAGTTATCACAGATGTTACAAAATTTGTGAAATACTGCAAGGCAAATGCAGCGAAGCTCGGTACAGTCAGTACAGAAGATGCTAAAGAAAAGTAAATAACAAAGTAATTTAGTAAGAATGAAAGTAGAAACGATTAAAGCAGTTGAAGCCTACAGAGCATTAAAAGCGTTGAAAGTAGGCAGTATGAGTGATGAAGCGATGCTCGCTGTGTGGAAGAACCTAAAAGCTTTGCGTCCTATCTCGGAGACTTACGACAAAGACATCGAAGAGGTGCGCGCAACACTTCAAGATGAAGATTTTGAGAAGATGCAGCAGCGTGTAAAAGAAGCGCAGGAAGTTGAGCGTAAGGTCAAGGGAGAAGCACGAGAGTTGACCGAGGCTGAAAAGCGCGAAATCGCAGAGATAAACGCGTGGTTCGCTGCATGGAATAAGAAAGGGCAGGAGTATTTCAAAGAACTTGCTGAAAAGGAAGTGAAAGTTGATATTGTCGAAATTGATGTGGAAGAGTTGCTTAAGGCTTTCAAAATGTCAGATCATACTTTTGAAGAGGTTGAAAAGCTGGCGTGGATGACAAAGTAGAGTGTCAACTTGACTTTATTATATCCCTGTGCTGATTTCGTGTGAAATTGGCGCAGGGATATATTGTATTTTTACCCAGCCTTTTTTGCGCGTATCTTTGAATTGTTTTATAAATTATTACTGTTATGATGTTTGAAAAAATAAAAGAATTTATCATAAGTGTTACGCTTGCATTGCTTGCATTTATGAAGCCTATTGAGCCTGAACTTAAAACACTTTCGCTCATTTTCGTCCTTAACTTCGTCTTCGGATATCTTTCAGGTATGATTGCAAATCATGAAGATTTTGATATTAAAAAAGCGGGCCGTTGTGGACTTGAAGCTGCCGTTTTCTTTGTGCTTTGCCTCTCTATTTTTGAGATAGGTAAGTTAAAGGAGCAGTGTGTGCAGGCACAACAATGCGTTAGTATGATAACCTACCTTGCGATGTATTTCTATGGGCTAAATATTTTGAAGAATCTTAAGAAAATTTTCAAGCCTGAAACGGCAGCATGGTATATCGTTGCTTTTATTTACTATATTTTACGAATAAAATGGGTTGAGAAAATTCCTTTTTTGTCTGAGTTTCTAAACATTCAATCGAAATAATTATGACTTATCAACAAAAAGTATTTTGTAAAGCTGTATATGCTGCTGCTTGTGCACTTTACTTAAAAGATAAAGATAATTGTGTATCTCCTTTATTTACAACGGCGCAAGCGATGTTGGAAAGTGGGTGGGGCAAGGGTGCGATTGGTAACAACCTTTTCGGTATGACGGTGGGGAGTTCCTGGACTGGCAAACGTCAATTGGTCACTACTCGCGAGGTATTCTCTACTCCTAACAAGCAATTTAACGCGCCTGAATGCATTATTTCTGTTACTCCGCTGAATGGTGGGCGTTACGTGTATAAATGTAAGCGTCTATTCCGTGATTACGCGACACTTGAAGAGGGATTGAAGGATCATAATGCGCTTTTCAAAAAGCAGATTTATGCGGATGCGTGGCCTTATCGGTTATATCCGAAGGAATTTGCGAAACGTATCTCTGATAAGAAAGGGGGAATGTATGCTACTGACCCTCTTTATTCACGTACATTATGTAGAATGATAGATATTGTTGCATCTATAGTTTAGGAGGTTAATATGAAAATTTTGAATTATCTTAAAGAAAGATATTTTTCTTTTTTTGTAGGTGTACTGATTCTTATTGCGACTGCAATTATTGTCTATCCGGCTTGGATAAGAAAGCAATATGAGGTTAAAGAATTGCAGGTCCAGTTGGCCCATGCTCGTACTTATAAGTCTGTTGTTAGCGAGGTGTTACACGACAGCAGTACCGCCGTCACACAACCTGCCTCGAACATCGGTAAGCATGCGTACAAGCGCGAGTTCGCAAATAGAAAGCTACTGAAAGAATTAGATGTGAAGCCTTGTGATGTCGCTGCTCAGTCAGATATTGCTACTCATGCAAGTGACTCTGTGAAGCTTGCTCCGCGTGATAGTGTGTTTTCTTATCACGATAAGTGGGTACAATTCAAGTTCTCGCTACGTGATAGCTTACTCTCCTACTATGTGCGTGACTCTCTTTCTACTTTTGTGATACGCGAATATAAGCATAAATTCCTGTTTTGGAAGTGGGGGACTAAGGGGTATAGAATAAAGATTGTGAATTACAACCCTCACTCTAAAATAACTTATAGTAATTATCTTAATATAGATTGATATGGCTGGCTACAATGAGGTTTATACAACTACCGTCAAGCTGAATTCAGAGGAGGCGAAGAATCGTCTCCTTGAATTGCAGAAAGTAGTTGATACGCTTAAACAGAAGCGTAATGAGGCTTTTAAGGCGAATGACATGCAACTTTTTGCTGCGCTCGGAAAAGATTTATCGAAAGCGGAACATGAGCTGAAGCTTTTCAAAAATCAGACGATGAGCGTCGTTGAAACGTTGAAGCACATCGATAGCAGCAGCGTCGAGCAACTTGAAAAGGCTGTGCGTTCGCTTAAAAGGCAGCAGAAGAAGACGAATGACGAGAATCTTTATGCTGAAATCGGTGTACAGATACAACGATGCAAGGAGCGTATTGATGAATTCAAGCAGGCTGAACGTGGGGCTACAGAAGAGGCTAAAGCGCTTTCTGCTGGTATGCTCAATTTGCGTAATGTTATGTCAAATATCGGTCACGCTTCTTTGAATAAGTTACGCGAAGCTGAAAGTTATTTGAAGCAACAAGTTAGCAATCAGGACCCATCTTCAACTTCTTATGCTACTTCTGTTAGTCAACTGAAAGAGGTTCAGGCCCAAATCCTGAAAATTGAATCCGAGCAGAAACGCGTTAATCAGCTTATCGATCAATACGATGATGAGATTAAGCAGGCGCATAAGGATATGAGCACTGTGCAGCGAGAAACGAAGCTTGTTAATGACACCTTGCGAACACTCGATCATGCTTCTGTGGATAAACTGCAGTATTCTATCAAGATCATCAACGAGAACTTGCGGCACATGGACCGTGGTACTGAAGAGTTTAAGCAGATGTCGGAGCAGGCGAAACGCTTACGTACTGAACTCGCTAAGGTGAACTTCGAGGGTAGGGCACAACAATCATGGATTAATCGCACGGCTGATTGGTTCAACAAAATGCAAGGCATGGCGATAGCAGCTGTTGCTTCTTTGTCGGGAGTTGCTCTAACTGTGCGTCAATGTGTCAGCGAATTTGCGAAGATGGACGAAGAACTTGTTAACGTTCAGAAATACACAGGGCAGACGAAACAGGAAGTTGAGGAGATGAACGAGACCTTCAAGAATATGAATACTCGTACTCCTCGCGAGAAACTCAATGAACTTGCACAAGATGCTGGTCGCCTTGGTATTCACACGAAACAGGCTGTTGAGGAATTTGTTGACGGAGCAGATAAAATAAACGTCGCGTTAGGGGATGATCTGGGCGACGATGCTGTGAAGAATATTGGTAAGCTCGCGCAAATGTTTGGTGAAGATAAGACTAAGGGGTTGCGTGGTGCGATGTTGGCAACCGGTTCTGTTGTCAATGAACTTGCACAAAATTCTTCAGCTGCAGGTAGCTATCTTGTTGACTTTACCGCACGCCTTGCCGGTGTAGGTAAACAAGCGAAATTATCACAGCAGCAGATTATGAGCTATGCCTCCGTGCTGGATCAAAATATGCAGCAGGACGAAACGGCTGCTACGGCAATGAGCGGGTTGATTAGTAAGATGTTTCAGAACCCGGCGAAATTCGCGAAGCTTGCTGGGCAGAATGTTAAGGAGTTCTCTAAACTTCTAAAGACTGATGCAAATGAGGCGTTGATGCGCTTCTTCGCTGCAATGAAAGCAAAAGGTGGATTCGCGCAGTTGGCTCCGATGTTTGAAAAGATGAACCTTGACGGCTCGCGCTCTGTAGGTGTGCTTTCAGTCATGGCTGACAAACTCGATGACGTCAAAAAGGCGCAGGTGCTTGCTAATCAGGCTTACGCGAGTGGTACAAGTGTGCTCAACGAGTTCAACACGCAGATGTCCTCCGAACAGGCGAAACTGGATATTGCTTCTAAGAAATTCAAGGAAATGCGTATTGAATTAGGTAAAGAACTGATGCCAGTTGCACGGTATGCAATTACAACAGGAAGTGTCCTTGTTAAGGTGTTATTTACACTCATTAATTTTGGTAAGGAGCATATTAAGGGCATTATTGCATTAACTACAGTAGTCGCTGTCCTTACTGCTACGTATAAAGCAGGAACAATAGCTGTATATGCGTGGTATGTGAAAGAACATGCACTCCTTGCTTTGCAAAAAGTAAGCGTGATTTGGACGAAAGCGAGAATTGCTGCAATCAATACGCTTAAAATTGCATTTTTCCTATTGACGGGACAGATATCAAAGGCTAAGGCTGCATTAGAAGTAATGAGAGCAGCTTCACTGACTAATCCTTACACAGCAATATTAACGGTTGTAATAGCGCTTGGATATGCAATTTACAAGCTTGTAGGCTATTTCAAAAGTCAAAATGAACAGATGCAGAAAAATACTGCAGCTGTAAAAGAAATGCTTGCTACGCAAAAAGCTATGAATGAGGTTACACAAGAAGCGAATAAAACAACTTCTGAAGAAATTACGCGTATGAAATTATTGCGTAAGACTCTGACGGATAACAAAGAGAAGTTGAAAGACCGTAAAAAAGCTTTGGAAGAGATACAAAGTATTGTTCCTGAATATCACGGAGCATTGACAAAAGAAGGCTTGCTGATACATAGCAATTCAAAGGTACTTGATGATTATTGTGATAACCTTATCAAAGCTGCTAAGGCACAGGCTGCTTTCAATAAACTTACAGAAATTCAAGCGAAAAGCCTTGATCATGAAGATATATTGAATCATAGAAAGGGTAATCAGGCCTTTATTGGAAAGAAAATGAAACAAATAGGACTTTCCGCTGATTATGGGCTCAGATATGTAGATGGGGATAAATACGTCATGGAAAAATTAGATAAGAATGGCGGAGAGGTCGGTGAATTGAAAACAATTTCGAGGGAGCAATATCTTCAATATGTACACTATCAAAAGATACATTTTAATAATGTAAGGAGAATAAAAGAAGAACAACAAATATTGGATATAAACAAAAAAATATCTGATAAGCTTAGCGAGATTGCGAAACAAACAAACGAAGAAAAGAAAACTACAGGTGGGACCTTTGACCCTTCAGGTGGAGGTGAAGATGAAAAGGCAAAGAAAAAGCGTGAGGCTGAAGAACGTAGGCGAAAGGCTGAACAGAAACGCGCTATGCTTGCAGAATTAAAGGCTGCTAAGGCACATACTGATGAATTGCAGGCGCAGAATATTGCTGCTGTTGCTGCAGGGCTAAAGACGGATAGGCAATTTGTTAACGACCAGCATCGTATTGCTATTGCAGGCATTGATGACCAAATAGCTATTTATAAGAAATATAATGAAGAGTATCGTCAGCTGAGTGATGACCGCATGCGAGAGGAAGAAGAAATGTCGCGTACACATAACAAGTTCTTGCTGAAAGATATTGTTAAGCGTAATCAATTAGAGGTTGCGCAGGCACATGCTGATTTCTTGAATGTGAACTCAGAAATATATATGAATGAAGAGGCACTAAATGAGCGTCTCTATGAAATTGATATGTCGGCCATGGCGGACCGCATCGCTGCTTTGCGTGAGGGCTCGGAAGAGTGGCTTGATGCAAAGGACGAAATGGAGCGTGCTGAACTTGAACATAGCATTCAACAACAGCGCCATTTCGCGGAATTGTTGTCACGATACCGCGAACAATGGGGGCGCAAAGATGTCAAGCAACAGCAACAAATTGAACTCATGGGCTTACAAACGCTTTATGAGAAGAAGCTTATTAAAGAAAAAGAATATCAGGAAATGCGTAAATTGATTATCGCAAAGTACGAAGAAGAGGCTTCTGAAGTGAACTTGAAGAACTCAAAAGGAATAACTCAACGTGACTACGTCGATACAACTTATCGCACGGTGAGAAATAATGCTGAAGCTGACTATGAAAATCAGCATGGTGAAGGTAGTTCTGTGATTGACTTCATGACAAAGGACCTTGATATCTTTGCTACATCGTGGGCTACTATAAAAAAGATGGAGCAAGATGGTGTCATTTCGCATCAGGAAGCTATGCAAATGATGCTGAAGGCTACCGGTGACCTTGGTGAGGGCATGGTGCATAAGATGCAGGCTGCAATGGATGCTATTCAACCGATTATGAACGCAATGTCATCGTACTGGGCTGCGCAATCTGACTATGAACAGCGGGTTACAGAGAAGAAGTACGATAAGCTTATCAATGCTGCAGGCAAGAATTCGGCTAAGCAAAAGAAACTCGAAGAGAAGAAGCAAAAAGATATTGCGAAAATAAAAACGAAGTATAATAAAAAGCAAATGAAAATGGAGATTGCACAAGCGACAGCAACAATGTTGATTGGTGCAATGAGTGCTTATACTTCTGCTCTGAAAGGTGCTCCTTATCCTGCAAATCAGATCCTGGCGCCTCTTGCTGCAGGAATAGCCACTGCAGCTGGATTGCTAAATATCGCTGCAATTAAAAAACAACACGCTGCTGAAGAAGCGGGTTATTACGAGGGTGGTTTTACTGGAGGTAGCAATTACCGACGTCGTGCTGGTGTGGTTCATGAGGGCGAATTTGTAGTGAATCATTCGGGGGTTAACAATACGGCTTTGGGTCCTGTTCTGCAGATGATAGATGTTGCACAACGTAATAACACGATAGGGCAACTCTCTTCTGCTGATGTTTCGCGTCAATTAGGGCAGGGAGGGACTGCCGTTGTTGCGCCTGTCGTGAATGTTGCGAATGACAATGCGGAGTTGAAATCAACGCTGCAGGAAGTTGTTCAGGTCGTTGCTTTATTGCACGAATCTGTAAAGAATGGCATTCCTGCTTTCTACACTATCGACGGAGAAAATGGAGTCGCGAGAGGGCTTGAAAAATTGAAGAAACTTAAAAAGAACGTATAATGATTATCTGTTATATTGACAATAAAAAGGTATTTCCGAACACAACGGATAAAATAAAAGTCACTTTTGAAAATCAATTTATCAAGGATAGTGGCTCTTACACGTATGAGATCTCGTTCCCGATGTCCATTCAAGCGAATAAGGAATTCTTCAACAACATCAATCGCTTCGATGTGAAGAAACAGATGCAAAGCTTTGAGAATTGTGCCTTGTTGGTGGACAATCGTTTGATTATCTCCGGCAAGGGACATATTACAAGTGTCACGGCTAATGCTGTTAAGTTGCAGATTGCAGGAGGTAAGTCGCGCATTAAGTATAATTCCACGTTTGAGAAACATTTTATTGATGAAATATCTTTCCCTGCTGTGAAGATTACAAAGGGGATTAATCATCAACTATATTCAAAAATTGGCGTGGATGAAATCATTACAGACGATACGACTCAATTTCAATTCATTGCTGTTGATCTGACTGATTATTATTTCGTTGGACAGCCTGGGGTTGCTGCTTTCAACCTTATTCACGATGAAACAAATAACTACATGTCAAATCAAATCTTAGGGATTAGATTTGACAAAGTAAATATTTTAGGGCATCGTATGTCGAATTTAGAGCAAATGCCTTACATGACAAATCTTGCCGTGCAGCCTAACTTTATGTATGTATTGCAATACGTGCTGGAGCGCGAGGGTTATAAGCTTACACGTAACGATTTCGATTGTGACCCTTGGAATCGCTTACTTATCGCAAGCGCGCATCGAGGTTGTAAAATAGAGGGGGCTTTGCCTCACTGGTCTGTATATAAATTTATTGATGAAGTGAGAAAGCTCTTTAATGCCTCTTTCATTTTTGACGAAGTTACTAAGACGGTACAGATTCTTGCAATGAACGAACTAACCTCCAATCACACTGTAAGTTATGAGTGTGACGATGATTATTCAAGCGAATTTGACGAAGATGGCTTTGAAAATGTTGCGACATCTAATCTTGAATATTCCTTTGATGATTCTATCAACAGGGATTGGAGAGAGGTGTTACCTTTAGATGTTTTGCGTAGATATCCGATTAAAGAATTTACATCCGTTCAGGCGCGTAATGAAGCACTTGAAAAGTTGTCTAAAAAGGAGAAGAATACGACAATTTTTAAGGTTGGTAATGACTATTTCATATTTGCGAAATTTGGAGAAGATAGCGCTGAACAACTAACTTCGTGTGGCGTGTTTGCACCTCTTGTTAGAGATATTAAGAGTAATAGTAGTGTTCAATTGAATATTGTGCCGGCTGCTATGTATCAGCGCAAAAGATGGATAGATGGTGAGGGGATGAAATTCCTCAAATTTTTGGACCCAATGCCTAATGTGCCCGTTGTTGTGCCTTCTATTTCTAACAATAAAGAAGTTAGTATTGATAGCATGACTAAGGATGATGACGATGATTCGTATTACTATTCTGTACAAGATGCGATTGAAAATGGCATGAGTGATGAGAAAACAGAAGAGGCTGATGACAAAATGGTCGTGATGTTTCAAAAGAAAGTCGTTAGAAATCTCGAGGGGAGTGGTTATATAGAGTACACTGATAGAAAGTTTAGAGAGAAGAAAGGGGATAGAATTCCTGTTACTGATGTTGGTGATGACCTGTTTCAGCTGGGTGCAAGAGTGCGAAAGAGTCCTTTGTCACTATCTGCTTTACCGCATAAAGCTATCAATGTCGATAGCAAAAATAAGCTGTGTATTAAATTTTATACAGATGAAATTCCCGACCCCTCAAAAATTTACAACTTTAGGAATAAACTTTTTATCTGCGAAAAGGTTGAGTTAGAGATTGACGCGAATGGTATTTCTAAGCAAAAAACTGGATATTTCTATGAATTTCTTTAGTATTCGTGGATGATTTGTGTGTTAATTGTGTGTTGTGCCCACTTCTACAACTTGCTGATTTTCAGTTAGTGTGCAGTTGTGGGCCTTGTGTGTATTTATAGCTATCTATAAGTTGCCGGCGAAGTGCTTTGTCTGCTCATTCACAACGTTATCTCTTTTTAGATATTTGTTTGTTACTGCAATATCGCTGTGTCGGGCCTGGTCTCTTGCTACAACAATGCCTTCTGCATTTGCAAGGTCGCGTATTCCGCTATCTTTAAGGCTGTAGAATTGATAGCTGGCTGGAAAATTCAAGGCCTTGCGCACCTTACCCCATTCCAGCCGAAATTGGTTGATGTTGATTTGTCGCTCACCTGGTATAATGTCATGTCCGAATACATAACAATGGGACGGATAGCTAAAGATGTTCTGTTTTATCATGATCTTAAGCACAGCATCATTTAACGCTACATATTGCCCTTTTCTGTTTTTCGATACCTTTGCATCGATATATACTGTTTGATTTGTAATATCGATGTCTCCTATTGTGATATGTCGCAACTCATCAGGGCGTATAAAGGTGTAATATTCCATCATGCAGGCAAGGTAGAATGGAGGATTCTCACGTGATATGTATGCTTTTAACTTAGAGAGTGCTGCAGGTGTTAGCGCATCGCGGAACTTTTCTTGTTCCTTTATCATGTGTATCTGCTCGATAGGGTTGAATTCAAGGTACTTGCGATTGACGAGCCATGTCGCGAATGTCGATAACCAGGTACGATAATTATTGCGTGTCTTCGCTGATACGTCTTTATCGAACAGCAGATAATCAAGGAAATCAATTGCAAATGCTGTATTGAACTCATTTACAACCTGTATCTCTCTGCCATTTTCACGCATGTATATTTTCAGCTGATTCAATCTACTTAGGTAGTCGCGCTGTGTTTTTGCTTTCAATGTGCCTTTGTTTGCTTCAATGTTTATGCAGTTCTCATAACGCTCAAGAACTGTTTTGATGTCTGTATAATAGCGGGGGTTATAAGTTGTAACAAAAGGATTCCAGCCTGCTTTTAGACGCTTCATGATATTATGTATCATTTCAGCTGCCATGTCCTCGCGTTCATGGGCTGTTTTATAACGATTTAACATGTATTTTTTTCGCTGCATCTTGTTAGTTGCAGGGTTAAATACAGTGAAGTCTACATACCAATCTTTGCCCTTGTGCAGGCGAGGGTAGGTGAAGTCTACAATACTATCTAAGAAGTGAGTTGTTGTTGTTTTTTCAAAATACATTTTTTTACATTGTTTGCTTTCGCAACCAATGCAGTTTATATTTTGTATTCAATTTGTCCCTTGTTTTTTTACTGAATCACCCGAAAGGCTTACATTAGCGCTTTCGGGTGAGGGGAAGTTGCGGAGGCAAGACTCGAACATGCGACCTCCAGGTTATGAGCCTGGCGAGCTACCAACTGCTCCACTCCGCGATATTAACCAATTAAAATCATTCGGATTGAAAGACTTTAGAAGTCCGTTTTCCTGAATGCGAGTGCAAAGGTAATGCTTT